TTGCTAGTGTCTTAAGGTCTGACTCACCAGCAAGGAATAGTGCTACAGCAGAGGCTGCTGCTGCACGAAACCATGTTAGTGATAGTTGCTTGAATTGTTCCATTGTATCCTCCTAGGGGATTAGGATTTTGTACTGTGCAATTTGCAGCAAGTACAAACTTCGGTTTTGTATGCCTTCTTAGCAGGCACAGGTGTTACCTTTGCAATAATCTGATTAACAATCTTAGGTTGGTCTAGCCATGAAAACCAGGGAGAAGTATCGTTCCTGCAAGCATCAACAATAGAAATATGTAAATGCTTATTGTGAGGGTTACTCCCAGTGTACGGTCTGTTTCCTTGCTTAGCCTTTTCTTTAGACCAGATTTTGCCTTGAAAGATAAGATACTTAACACGCTTATCTGCTTTAACTTTTTCAAAAATGTCAGCACAATCAATTCCATTCTTAGGGTCATGCGTTAAGTCAACGGCTAACCCTGTGTTGTGGTCTGAGTTAGGACTCTGCTTCATGTGTGCAGCAGATGGCAGCAACCCATCACTAGCCTTTTTGCGCTTAGGGCGCAAGGCTGTTGCTTGTCGTAGCACTGCTATAGCAGCAGGTGTTGCTTTACTCATCGTCATCTTCCCATTCTTCAAGGTCAATGTTTGGTGTTACTGGGTCCCACATTGGCTCAGGTAATATAGTTGTAAATCCCATTACTGTTTCTCACATAACAATTTATAGATGTCGTCTACTCGAGTCTCAACACGGTTCAATCTATCGGACACACTGCTGCCACCATTGGGCTTAAGTTCTGCTAGATAGTGCTTGACCATCCAGCGAATCATAATAGCAAATGCACCTATAAGTGATGTTATTGATAGGGCAAATGCAGCCCAGTCTTGTAGCGACATAGTGTTATACCGTTCTAATGGTCAGAGAAATTATACCGCCGAAGCCAGTAAGTTTCTTATCGGGGGGAGTACTTGTGTTAAACAGTACTTGTTCAACAAGTACCTGTTGTGTTTCTCCCGTGCGAAAGTCTTGCCAAGACACAATGTCTCCATTGCTCTCAGCCGTTTCTAGTGCTGCTAGTTTATCGAAGGCTCTGCCTTCGTAGCCTATAGTTGTGTTGTACTTGTCTGTTTCAATATCAAAGTTCATCAAAGGAACCTTGATAATTCTGTTACGTGGGTTAGCAGGTAGTGCTTTAAGTTGGTAACCCTTAAATTCAGGACCCTTAGTATTGTCTGTTGCATCACGAAATAACACAAATCGCAAAGCAATTGCATCTTGTGGACCAGTTGGTTGTGTAATTGTAGACTCAGGATTACCAATAGCAGCATCGTATGAGTTAACATCATAAACAGTGCCATCAAAGTCAACCGTTTGCAGGCTCATGGAGCCATAATTAAATGAACCTAATCCAACAATGCGCTTAAAGTGCTTGTGTTCTAATGTGTTGTACCTAATATAACCAGTAGTTAAGTAACCATTGGTTACTAATTCTGTAGGTGACTCTAAGTAAATTGCACCATCTGTTACCTTATAGGCTGTAGTAAATGTAAGACGATTAGTGCTACCCAAAAATGCTACACCTGTTGTGTAATGTTCTGTGCTTTGTTGTATTTGCAAATCGTTTGCGTATGCAAACCGCAATGAGTCTATTTCTGTTCCTAAATCAACACGAATAAGTCCACCATCTAAAGCACCTATGCCTGATGCTGCCCAAATAAATTTATCTCTACCAGCAAAGTCATAGACTGGCTGTGATGTTTCAACAATAAGAGGACCATAAGTAAGAGAACCATCTTGGTCGTTAACACTTGCAACTCGAATACCTTTATTAGTTCCAATGCACATATAGCCAAGATAGTAGTACAACTTTTCTACAATTTCACCAGCAGGTAGTTCTGCTGCAACTACAGCAGATGTAAGCGTAGGCATTACACCAGTATTATCTAATGTATATTTTTGAATAGTAGAATAGATACCAGAATGTCCAGCGGTATAGATAGCAGGACCAGAAGCAGCAACACTTGTATAATGATAGTTAGTATTTTGATTAGTAAATATAGGTGTAGGTAGTGTGGTTGCTACAGTAGTTAATTCATAAACAGAATTGTTAACACACAAAACAATACGGTCTTTAATAAACTCCATTGTTGCATACTGAATTACAACACCAGTACCAGAAAACATAGGAGATGGAATGGTTGTTGTATTGTCAGTTAATGCCTTCTTGTACATGTGGATTTTATTAGCGCCACCTTGAACCTTGTTGGTTACCCAATAAGCAAATACGCCATCGTCACATACAGCATAAACTTTTTCATCAGTGCCACCTACGTATGCAACAAAAGGAGTTACTGTTCCATTAGCAGCAATTTTATCTATATGAAATTCATCATGCAGCAAAACACCATTTGTGCTGCTCCATTGAATTGACCTAACATGTTGGTTAACATGTTGATGGTCTGTACCTATAATTGGACCAGTAGTTGCGTGTGTATTAACTACACTTTTAAGAAGTGTTACTTCTCCTTCATCAAATACATTTACCCCTTGACTGTCTGCAAAACGGTACGAGTTGGTAGAAATAGTTGTAGCATATGGGTTAGATAGTGGGTCATAAAACTTGATACCTTTACCAGTATGAAATGAGTTTTGACTACGCAACCACCAACCAGTGAGCGACTGCTCACCTGGATTAGTCTGTGAATCAAACTGTTCTTTACGAAACGGTGCAGTAGCACGCTCATAAGGGCGTTCATCTTTAATCCCTAAGAAAAACGGAATACCTGCAATGGCTACGTCATAGGCTATGCCAGTGTTTTGCCAAATAGTACCTGTACCAATACCAAGTTCAACAGCAATGGCGCGGGTAGCGCGACCATCCGTGATATCTCTGCCTGCCACCGTATCTCCTTAAATTAAATTAAATTATGCTGGTAATACTATTTCAACCCAAGACAGGGTTGGTTCATCCCAAGTGAAGAACTTTTCTTCTTCTGTTGGATAAGGAGTTGGTGCTTGCCACTTAGCATCGGCATCTAGTGTCCAAGAAGGGTATGGCTGAGGTGCAAAAAAGTGGTCAGCAACTGGGTCATAGGTATAACCAATGCCAGCGTAGTTTTTACGGATGTTGCCATTGTAAGATGTCTGCACCCAACGGGTGTCATCACCTAATAGAGACTTACAGAACATAATGCCCTTAGTCTCGTTCTCTACCCCGTCAAGAAGTAGTTCATTGTTAGCCACAACGATTACCTGTGTGACTATATTGTTTTCATCTAGTTGTGCAAAGTGTGCCATCATTATTCTCCCTTAAAATAAAATTGTTCCTGAACCTGTAAATTGATAAATATGATTACCCCCAGATGTAGAGTATGTGGGAGAACCAGTAGTTGCTCTTGCTGCATCAAAACTAGTTGGGTAGCGAAGAATAATTATTCCACTACCACCGTTGCCACCAGGATTTGCTGCAGTGTAACCCGCTCCACCTCCACCGCTACCTGTATTGTCAGTTCCAGAAGTTGGAGTACCACCGCTTGCACCACCATTACCTCCGCCACCTGCACCGCCAACACCAGGAGAACCAATGTAGGCTCCGCCGCCACCGCCTCCTGCTCGTGTTACAGATGAACCAGAGTAAGAAGATGCAGTACCTGCACCACCATCAGGATTAGCAACAGTTGCAGACACGCCAACAGCAGAGGCTCCGCCTCCACCACCAGCACGATAACTTGCACCAGTTGCACCAATACCGCCAGCAAAACCTTGACCTGCAATACCAGTACCACCAGAGGTATTAAAATAACCACCACCACCAGATGCACCATTGGCTCCAGCGGTGTTTAATCCACCTCCTCCGCCACCACCATCTGAGGTGATAGAAAGAAATGTAGAAACACCACCAGTAGAACCAGTACCTCCAGGATTACCATTACCGCCAGCGCCGCCAGCGCCTACAGTTACAGTAAGAAATGTTCCAGAAGATACAGATAGACCTGTTGCTGTGCGATAACCGCCAGCGCCACCTCCGCCACCACCAACTCCACCAGCAGTAGCATAGTTACCACCACCGCCTGCTCCGCCAGCAATAATTAAATAATCAACAGTTGCAGGCGGGTTAAATTTTGTATTACCAGCAAGCAGTGAGCCACTTTTAATTTTGTTTTTAATACTTGTAGCAGCCATTATTCCACCTGTGTTTTCGCATAACGAACAATTAAAATACCTGAACCACCTGTGCGTCCTGGACCAAAGTCTTGTCCACCGCAACCACCACCAGTGTTTGCAACACCGTTAGTTCCATTGTCGGTAGTGTAGAAGTTTCCCTGACCACCACCACCAGTACCGCCTAAAGAACCTGTGCTATTACGTTTTGAACCACCGCCACCACCAGCGTAGTAACCGCTTTCACCAGTAGATGTTGCACTTGCCCAAGAAGAAAATGCATTAGTTCCAATACCACCAGCGCCGTAATCTTGACCAACTGCTCCAGCGCCTCCACCACCACCGCCGTCGCTACTGCCACCGTAACCACCTCGGTTACCATAAGCAGCAGTTGCACCAGAACTTGATTGATTTGAAAAACCTGGGTTTGGTCCACCACCTCCACCAGAACCACCGTTCAAACCGTTCCCATTAAAATTACCTGGGCGACCTCCGCCAGTTGCTGCTGTTAATGAAGCAAACGTAGAGTCGTTACCATTGCTACCAGATGCACCACCTGCGCCAACAGTAACTGTTTTGTCTCCAGTAGAAAGCGATTGGTTTGCAAAATAAATTACTCCGCCTGCTCCGCCTCCACCGCCTACGTCTGCTCTACTGCCTGCACCTCCTGCAATAACAAGTACGTCAGCAGTTAAAGAGTTAACAGTAATTCCAAGAGTTCCTGAACCAGTAAATGTTCGGTAGTAATAAGTTGAATCAGAACTTAAAGTTCCTCCAGTTACAATAGGTTTAGGTATAAAAAATGGATTACCAACAAGGAGACTGCGACTGAATACTCCAGTCTTAAGACTTCTAATAGCCATTGTTACTCCTTAAAATGTAATTGAACCTGAACCCGTAAATTGATAAATTGTAAAACCACCTGATGTAGTAACAGTTGGGCTTCCTGTTGTAGATGTAGCCGCTTGAGGTGCTTTAATAATTACAATACCTGAACCGCCTGCTGCTCCTGCAATACCGCTTAAAGGAGCACCGCCACCGCCACCGCCACCTGAACCTGTATTAGTAGTACCTGCAGTATTAACTTGGTTATATGCATAACCATTTCCACCACCGCCAGAACCACCCGTACCTGCTGGTCCACCACCACCATAACCACCACCTGCTCCACCGCCTGCGCGAGTTACAGATGTTCCAGTAATTGATGACGCTGTACCGCTGCCACCATTAGTTCCGCTTTGTGCTTCAAAACTGTTTTGACCAGCGCTACCTGCTCCGCCACCGCCAGTACCACCATTAGTAGTAGTTACATAAGAACCACCGTTGTTACCTTGTGATGGTGAAGTTGAAGGAGTATTTCCTGCACCAGTAGTTCTAGGCGCTGAACTTACTCCACAAATACCACCACCAGAGCCACCGTTAATACCAGTAGAATTAGAGGTCTGAGTACCACCTCCGCCACCAGCGGAGGTTAAAGAATTAAATACTGAGTTAGTACCAGATGCTCCAGGGAAACCGCTTCCAGCAGTATCTCCAGCACCACCAGCACCGCCTGCTCCAACGGTTACAGAATAAGAAGTTGCAAGGGCTAATATCTGAGAAGTAAATGACCTATAACCACCAGCACCACCACCTCCACCACCACCGTAAGTTACGGAGCCACCGCCTCCACCGCCTGCAATAATAAGATAATCAACAGAAATAATTGGATTATAAAATTCATTACCAGCCAATAAACTAGATGGAGAGACTACGCCAGTCTTAAGACTAGAGATTGACATTAGACCGAAGCCTCGTCTCCAAACGCCTGGAAAGCAACGTTTGTTGTAGAAGCGTAGACAGAGATTACATCTGTTGTTGCAAGTGTTAGACCTACTGTAATAATTGTTGAGTCAGATGCTCCAACTGTAATGTCATACCCAATGTAGTGCTTGTTAGCAATTGCTTCTCCTGCTGGACGTACTGCTAGTCTAAATGTTGCAGAAGTTGTAGTTAGGTTAGCAACTGAAATAGATGAAACTACCGCTTCTTTTGCAGAAGGAACAGTGTATAGAGTTGTAAGTGTTGTTGCAGATGGGTTTACTTGCCCAAGTACTTTCTTTGCCATTATTTATATCCTTTGCTTAGGCACCCATCAGCATAAATACTGACGGTGTAGGGTCGGTTACGATTGATGCCCACGCAGCGGCTGTTCCGTTGGTGGTCAAATATTTTCCTGAGTTGCCAGTCTGTGAAGGCAGTGCATCTACTGCTCCCCAAGATGAAGCAGTTCCATTAGTAGTTAAGTATTTACCAGAGTTACCAGTTTGGCTTGGCACTACATAAATGCTAGTTGTATCAAGGGCTACTGTTACAGCGCCACTTGCTCCACCACCTGTTAAACCTGTGCCTGCTGTTACCGATTCTATGTCACCACTTGTTGCCATAACTGACCAAACAGAACCAGTCCATACATACATAGCAGCCAAGACAGAGTTAAAGTACAGCGCTCCCGTAAGGAGCGCATTGCCATCATTGTCTACTGTAGGAGGAGTTGACTTAGCACCTAGATAGCGGTCATCAAAGTTATCATAAGTTGTGGCTGCACTGTTGGCTGATGTCAAAGCATCTGCTGCACTTGTAGCAGCAGCAGTGGCTGACGTAGCAGCACTAGTGGCTGAAGTAGCAGCAGCGGTTTGACTTGCTAAGGCTGAGGTAGCACTTGTGGCTGCAGCAGTTGCAGAAACCGCTGCAGAAGTTGCAGAGGTAGCAGCGTTAGTTGCGCTAGCAGCAGCGCTAGTTGCGCTTGTAGCGGCTGCTGTGGCGCTTACAGCGGCAGCAGAAGTAGAAGCAGCAGCAGAGGCTGCACTAGTAGCAGCAGCGGTTGCAGAAGCAGCCGCTGATGTAGCCGAAGTAGCAGCGGCAGTAGCCGATGCAGAAGCAGATGTAGCAGAAGTAGATGCTGCAGCAGCCTGAGTTGTAGCAGTGCTTGCAGATGCAGAAGCAGTAGTAGCACTGGCTGCAGCAGATGTTGCTGAAGTTGCTGCTGCTGTAGCAGAAGTTGCTGCACTAGTTGCAGATGTTGCTGCTGCGGTTTGTGATGTAAGAGCAGATGTAGCAGATGTAGCAGCCGCTGTTGCGGATGCCGCTGCAGAAGTAGCAGATGTGGCTGCAGCCGTAGCGCTTGTTGCTGCGCTAGCAGCACTAGTTGCTGCTGCTGTTGCTGAACCTAGAATAGCATCTACGTATGTTTTAGTAGTAGCATCAGAACCATTAGACGGTGCTGACAGTCCTGTTACTACGGCACCCGTAATGGTGCCGCCTGATACTGTTGCTGTACTAGTAATTGTACCAGACAAAGTAGCCCCATTGATTACAGGTGTCGTAAATGTCTTATTTGTGAGTGTCTGTGTCGCCAATGTTCCAACTACTACACCATCAGATGCACCTAAACCGTGCATAGCATGTGTACCAGTGCCATCGTTATAAGCACCAGTTGCCTCAATGTGTAGGTTAGACTCACGAAGGTCACGACCAATAATCATGTGACGTACTACAGCGCCTGATGAGTGGTCTTGTGCTGATGCACCAGACATATCAACAGCGCGAGTTACTGTCAGGTTGTTAGAGGACGCAGAGGTAATTTCTACAATTTCTTCAAGGGCTGTATCTGGGTCAATAACAACCACAAAGGTTTGACCAGCAGAGATAGTTGTACCAGCAAGTAACGTAGAGGCGTTAGTTACTGGGATAACAGTAGCACCAGAGGTAACTGCTGATGACAGTGTTGTTTGCTGTGAACGGGAGGTATACTTACGTACTGTCATTTATTCGCCTATCGTGAATAGTGGACGCGGGTAGGGAACTGAAGTTTCTGCTTCAGGGATTCTTCTTCAAGGCGTTGTAAATACAACGTCTGTAAGTTTCTTGTTACTGTAGTGCCTGTGCCATATGGACGCTTGGTGTCAAGTTCATCTGATGCTGGTGTAGTAATAGAGTTACGTGCTGGGTCAAGGTATGAGGATAAACGCCATGCAGCGCCATAAATAATTACATCGCGCATTGAAGACGGTAGCCCCGATACAGTCTCAAAATCATCTGAGTCATTATTTAATGCAACTGGCATGTGTGAGTAAACAATGTTTATAGTACGACCTGGAAGTACGTTGTCATAGATTGATACAGTCTTGCCTGTAGGAAATGCTGATGGGAAAGCAATAGGGTCCCAACGCCATTGACGAACTGGTAGCCATTCTTTTGTTGGTCCTACTGATTGCCATGCCATTGAAAGAATCTGAATGGCTTCTTGTGGTACTTCGTATGTTGTACGGCTAGCCAAGAATGTTACGCCTGTATATCCAGTAGCAAATACCTTTGGGTATACTGCACCAATTGTATCATTGACTGCACGCTTAACCACTTGACGTGGAAACGTAGGAGTAATAACTACTTTTGTATTAGTAGCGTGAGCAGTAGGAGTAGTGCCATTGTATCCGCGACCAAAAGGAGCGATAGTAACAGTGTTTGCTTGACGGTCATAAGAATCTACCCACATCATTTCATTATCAATTTCAATAATGCCTTTGGCAATATTGTCGGTGGTAGCAACATTAAGTACTAAGTCTGAACTGGTAGCAGCAGATACTAAGTAAGTTGCTCGGTCTTGACGGTACGTAAAACCTGCAAGGTCTATCTGTACATCATCAATTAAATTGTCTAGTGTTGTCATTAGGAAGCAACCGTTCTTAGTGCGGTAACAATTTCAATGTATTTGGCTGGGTCTGTAATGCCTGCAATCTCACATGCAGCAGCATTGTTGCCCTTGTATGCCGTGTATGCACGGTTAGGGTCAGACTTAAGATTTAGTGCAGATGCTAAAGGTGTACCTGCTGGTGTTCCAACCCAGTCATTAACTGCTCCGTCTTCATCCTTGTATTCTGTAAGCGGTGGATATTCCCCACCATTAGCAAGGCGATTGAGTTCGTCACGAAGTGTAGACCCAGGAAAACCATACAAGGTATAAGTAGTTCCATTGTAAGTTGCAGTTCCATATGTAGTCATTACTTACCTTTCTTCTGTGCGGCTCTCATATTGTCTACAAGATTTGGATACCTTCTACCAGCCTTTTTAGCAGCAGCCTTGGCTGATGCTTTAGCAGCAGGCGATAGCGGTGTTGATTTTTTCTTTGGGTTTGGTTTTTCCCAAACTTTTTTAGCCATTACCATTTAACTTTGTCTGCCCAATATGCGGCACTCATTTTGCCCTTAGCAATATTTTTAGCATGACGGGCTTTAAATGAAGCCTGTCGAGCAGTTGGTTTGCGGTCACCAGTAACGCCCTGTTGACCAAAGCGAATAGTCTTGACCGTACTACCTTCTTTAGCCACAACTACGTGGCTCTTCTTGGGGTGGTTTGGTGTGCGCTTAGGCTTATTAAAGCCTGACACTCCTGCTCGCTTTAGTCTAGGGTCTGTCATAATTATCCTTTGTAAACGTTCTCGCCGTATTTTTTCTTTAAAATATTTAGCATTGCTTTATCCTGTGGAGTCATCTTTGGTATTAATTTCTTAACATCAAAAGTTTTAGCCACTGAACCAACTGATGTTTTAGGTTTTGGCATTGCTTTAATTTTATTAATTTGTGTTTTTGAAAGACTTGCTTTCATTGGTTTTTTAGCGGTAGCCATTACGGTCTACGTCCGCCTTCAGGCTGTGTGTACACACCCTTGATGACCTGTGCAGGTCCCATAGATGTACCCTTGCCTGAGCGTGGTGCTGACATAGGTGCCACTGCTGGACCTACTCCGCCCATAAACTGAGCCTTGTTTACAGATGATGTATCTGTTGCAGCCTTACGTACCTTTGCAGGAATAACAAGACCTGCTGCTGTCTCATTTGATTTCATGTATTCGTTAGCCATTGTTACTTTCCTTTTCCGTATGGTGCTGGAACATTCCAACCCTTAATGACACTTGCATCTGAGCGATGAAGTTCTTGTCCACCAATTGATGAACCCTGTGTGTAGCCAGGGATTGCTCCTGCTGCTGGCTTTGTACTGTTACGCACTGGTGCGTCAATAGTTACTGCTGTATCCTTACATCCACATGCTGTGCACATAATTACTTACCCTTCTTTGACATTAAACGCTTACGAAGAGCCATGTCCATACGCATGTCTGCTTTAGCAGTAGGTCGCTTAGCATCCATCTTTTTGTCAGCCTTTTTGAAGGCGGACTTCTGCGCTGGCTTCATGCCCTTCATCATCTTTGCATCCTGCTTTATGTCTTTCTTCATTGACATTGAGGCTGCCTTCTTTTTTGCTGCCATTAGATTTGACCTATTTCTTTCATTACTGCTACGGTTTCTTTAGTTACATCTTTGGCTTTAGGCATCTTTCCTGCATTGTAAGGTTTGTTTAAAACCTCTGATGCATCTAGTGCTTTTTCTATAACCTTACGAGAAGTGCCTTCAGGTTGTACACCTTGTGCTCTAGCCTCTTTATAGAAAGCCAACTCTTTGTCCCACTTTTTCTGAGTAGTACCGCTAGCAACAATGTTGCCTGCTGCGTCCCCTGTTGCTAGTTGCAGACCTTTAGCCTTGCAACCAAAACAATCATCATCACACGCTGTGTGGTCAATTGAAATGTCTTCATACTCAAACGGCTTATCTGCTGTTACATCACATAACACGCAACCCCAAAGAGTTGCCATAAAGTTATGGTCTGCGCTGAATCCCCATTCAAGCACCTTGCTAATATGTTGATGCTCCATTATTCCGTCCTTACGTATGCCCCGTATCCTTGTGCTACCAAAGAATCGTATGTACCTAAATCAATTTCATATTCACTGCCACCAAGATAAAACTTGTCAGCCTCTCCTATGATGTCTTCGGTAGGAAATCTAATCTCAGACCAAACGCCGTTGTTGCGCATAAGACTGATGCCTCGTGTCAAGCGATAGCGGATAAACAAACGTCCACCGCCTGCTGGACCATACTCCTCCGTAGGAGGATTTAAGTAATACTTAGTCATTAGTCTCCTTAGTTGACTTACTACAAAGCAGGGACATTACTGCCCCTGCTCTGTCGTCAGTTAACTATTGCTTACACAAAGTCAATTGATGAAGATGTCTCAATACGATATAGAGCCTCTTCACGGTAGATAGCGTGACCTAGTACGCCGTACCATCCGAGTGGACGGTGACGCATCAACTTGTCAACGACTGGTCCAATTACAACGTGTGGCTCTTCGGCAACTGCCTCAGCCAATGCCTGCTGTCCTGCAAAGTAGGTATTGAATACCTTTGTCTCAGGTGTAACAGTGATTGTTGTAGTTGATGTAACAGCAGCAGAGAATGGTGTGTCAACAGTAACTGTTGATGTATCACCAGTTGTTGTAATAGATACAACAAGAGAACCAGACGCAATGCCTGTTCCTGAAATCTTATCTCCAGGCTGTGCAGATGCTGCGATAGCAGAAGAAGAAGCGATACCAAATGATGTCGCTGCTGATGCTGCTGCTACAGTTACTGCTGTAGTTGCAAGTGCTGTGCGGTCTGCACCTAACTTGTCTGAGTACAGACGTGGTGACTCTACATAGAAAGCACCTTCGTATGTACCAATTTCGCCTGCCCAAATAGCATCATTTGACTGATACTCGTGTGGCTGACGCCATGAACCTACGCCTGTTTCGGCGCGAAGGTCATGTGAAACTTCTGGGTGGATACCAGCCCAGTAGAGTGAACCCTTGCGAGGAATAGCCTTCTCTGAACGCAACTTAGCGGTTGCCTTACGAGCAAGTGCTGAAGTAAATGTGTCAGAAGATGTGATTGTTCCGCGAGATGTAGCAGTTCCGCCACGAAGTACGTTCGTTCCAGCGCGTAGCACTGTCTGAGCAACTTCGTCAATTGAGTCTGCCATGTTGAACGCAATGATGTTAGCGATTGCTGGGTCTACATCAGCAAGGCTGAATAGTTCCAACGCACGTGTTACAAGTACTGCGTTACCATACTCTGCAAGAGTAATTGTTGTGTAGGTTGGTGTTGCCAACGCTACTGCATCTGGGTCAACTGTTTCTGTGAGTGTTGCTGTCTTCTTTGTTAAGTCAACATAACGCTGCAAAACAACTGATGAACCAGGGATGCTTTGACGTGCAGGTGTCTTATCGGCAACTGAACGGATTAGTGGTTGTGCACGGAGTGCGAACTCGACGAGGCGGTCATAAGCCTTTTGTACGAGACCAGCACCACCAACGGTACCTCCAAGCGAGTTGGAGCCTGTGGTTGTATATGCATTAGCCATTTATTGCACCTCCTTATGAGGGTATTAGATTCGGTTGTTGTTAATTAATTTTGCCTGAATAAATCATGGCAAGCAGTTCTTCTTCCGAAGCGTTGTCTACTTGGTATGCCAGATTTTGGTCGGCATCAGGCGTCATCGCCTGCTGTGTTACCATGTCCTGCTGCCGTAGGGCTGCACGGTCAAGGGTATTTGCAGGCTGTTCCTGCTGCACTTGTAGTCCAAAGACTTCAGCGTTATCATCAAGCCAGTTAGAAACTGTCTCTTCAGTGAAGTCGCCTTCAATCTCTCGTGCTACTAATCGTGCCGCTTTAGGACTTACGCCTTTTGTTTCTAGGACTTTCTTGATAACTGCTTCACGTTGCGCTTTAGTGAATGTTTCAAGTTGCTCGGTTAACTCCTTGATACGCTTTTCATCCGCACGCTTAGCCTTGCGCAATTGTTTCATTGCGCCTTCTTCAGTGTTTGGAGTTGTATCGATGTCGTCTTCTTCTTCGTCCCAGTAGTTGTTGCTCATAGCAACCGTTCTCCCATCTCATTAGTTGAATCGCAGACCACAGGTTCGGTATTGGGGAATACCGTCTGGCTTCTGCTACCAGTCTTATACGCAGGCGGGGCTGGTGGGTCCGCTCTGGATTCTATTTTTTAGAGTAAGCCTTGTGTATTTCTTGTTAGGCTTGACTGCCCTGTACCAGAACTGCCGCTAAAAGCGGCACGTTCCATAGAGGCTAAGCGCTTACGCTTAGTTGCTGCATCTTGATTACCCTTAAAGACTTCGGCTTCTGCTTCTTTCTGTGCATACTTAATGTCAGATTCGCCATAAATATCACCAAGTTTTTGAGTACCAGGTAATATGCTAGCAATTGTTGAGTAACCTTCACGGGCTTGTGCTTGAGTAACTCCATACTTGGCAAGGTCAGTTGCTGCAGCAACATCAGTAGCAAGGTTAAGACCTTTAGCAGCAGCACCAATCTCAGATGCTGTAACTTTTTCCTGCAACTTAGGTAAGTTATCTATAGGGTTAAGGAAGTAACCAATAAGGTCAGCCTCATTAAGCGTAGGATAGAACTGCTTAAGAACATTCTTAGTCATTGGGTCCGCATTCTGTACACGGTCAACCGCTAATTGAATGCGGTCTTTAAACTCTACGGCAGAGATGTCATTGCCAATAAGTTCGGCAGCCTTTTCTTGCTTAGTTTTACGGTCAATACCAAAGTAGTTCTGCTGACCATAAGCACGAAGTGTTTGGTCATATGCATCTTCAACTGCTAGGTACTCAGCCTCAGTCAATGCATTCTTACCAGAAGCACGGCGTAAGTCATTACCTTTAAAACGCTTGATGTATTCAGGCGTAGTACGCAACTCAATTGCTGCTTGATTAGGACCAAGGTTGCGCTTCATAAAGCCTTCAATTGCAGGTACTAAACTTTCTAATCCATAGTCACGGAATGTCTGACTTAGTAAGGCATAGGCATCTTTAAACTCTGCGCTTTGTACTGGACCAGTTCCTTTATTAAGAACTATTTTAGAGCCATCGCTAAAGTAACCAATAGTGTCACCAGTTGCATCATCTATATCTGTAGATACAAGTGTTTTATCAGGATTACCACTATTAGAGTTATTGTTATTTTTAGTACCAATAATTTCAGTAGTACCATCATCGTATGTAACAGTAAATGTTCCATCGCCATTATCTTTACGAGATTTTTCTTTTTTACCAGTAGATGTTTCTGTGCTTGTTGGAGATTTATACTTACGCCAAACACCACCAAAGTTAGCCCAATACATTCCTGGACCTGGGTCCTCGGTTGGCTTAGGGTTGTCTGGGTTTTCTCCAGCCTGCGTTTCTACACGTTCTAATCTAATACGTTCAAGACGTTCTGCTGCAGTTTCTGCTTTTGCAGCAGTAGATGAACCAATGTCTCGACCTAATGCAGCCTCAACGGGTGATTGAAATTTTGGTGTTGCAGCAGCACGCATTGCCGCAATTTTAGTTTGCTCATCTACAACTGGCATTAAACCAGATACAAAGGGGTCTCTTCTAGCCATTAGCCTATCAATCCGAACGACTTAAGAATAGACTGTGCATAACCAGCAGCCTCTTCCCGTGCATTCTGTGTCTTTGACCAGCGTGGGTCATTACGTAACTTGATTTGGTAATCTGTCAAACTCATAACACCAGGCTTGCCATCATTACGCAATGCTGTCTGAATGTCCTCATCAAAAATATCTACTGCTTCATCTGGCAGTTCAAGAACCTTGCCTTTGTATGTAGCAAACTGCTTACTAATATCTGAAATCTTTACACCGTTGTCAATCAACGGTGCTAAGTTTGAATAGAAAGCCTTTGATAGTTCACGAATAATATTCTTCTGTGTGTCAATAGCACCTGTACCTAGGCTGCCACCTACACCAAGACCACCTATTACATAATCAAGTGCTTGCTTACTATCAATTCTTACACCATAATCAGCGGCATAAGTTTTAATTTCAGATACTTGCTTTGCTACTTTACCGCCTAGTTTGCCAATGCCTTCTAGTGGAGTACCCTTTAATGTAGGTTCAATTACTAATGCAGCAATACGGAAGTAATCATCTTCGTTTAAGAACTCACTCTCAAAGGTTTGAGTAGTGCCTTTAACTGTAGTCTTACGCTTAGCCTTAGCCTGCTCTTCTGATACCAACTTATAGTATAAGTTCTTTTCTTCAGGAGTTGCATCTCTACCTAGCATATCAAGCACAAATGCATCAATATCTTGGTCAGTATTTAACTTGTCAGTCTTCTGAACTTCAGTATCAATAGGTGGTTTGTCAGGCGTAATGCCTGACTTCTTTGTATTAAGCCATCCACTAAACCCAGTAAACTCATACTTCTTTTGCCCTGGATTAAGGGTGTACTTCTGCACTTGTTCCATAGTATGTGCACTAGCAGCATCAATGATTGCATTGTTAAGTGCTGATTCATCTTTGCGTGTGTAGTCAGGCTTAGATATAAAACCTAGTTCATACAACTTCTTACGTAATGCTTCAAGACCGCCACCTGATGCTGCGTTTTTCTTGTACAACTGTACTGCTTGTGCTTCAGTAGCAATACTAAAATCAATACCGTTTGCTGCTGGTACAAAGTAAACACGTACAGTTTGACCATCTGCGTTCTTTACAAGACGAAAGTTACCATAGTTATCTTGCTCAATACTAAGGTCTCCATTTGGACCAAAGCGCTTTTCAAGGGCTGCCACATCTCCTGCAGTTTTGGCATTTGCTGCTGCATTTGCTGCTGCCGTTGCAGCGGCTGCTGCTCTTGCTTCATCTGCTGTTCTAGCCATTGATTACCCTTTCGGTCCAGCAGAGATGGTATCTCTTGAGTATGAGTTAAGTAGTGGTGTTAAGATTAAACGGTTTGCTTCTTTAATTTCTGGTACTGATTCAGACAAATCATCAATGATTGCTTGTACCTTAGCCTTGGCTGCTGCTTTATTACCTGAGTAATCGTATGCATCCTTGTTATCATTGTCATTAGCAAAGGCTATAAAGCCATTGATTTCATCAAGTGCATATCTAAATGTTGCTCGCAACTCTTTGCTAATAGGAGCCTTAGGGTCTCGAACTGCTGCATTTAGATTAAATAATCTATTCGTTAATCCACCCTTAGCCTGTAATTTGCCTTCAATTTCAGCAGCAAGTAAAGGGTTTGCTGTAAGCAAAGCGCTACGATTGCGCTGTGATTCAGCAATAAGTAACTTACGCAATGTAGTGTCATTAGTTACTTTAAGTTTTTCATCTTCATTTTCTTTAATCTTAAAGTATGTATCTTTATCAACTGCTAATTGCACTTGCTCTAGATACTCTTCAAATGAAGGGATACTTACAAGGTTAACTGACTGCATCCATGCGTAAACATCTGGGTTGTATTCGCCAACTTTAGGGGCAAACAACCATGCTGCTTCTTTATAGTCTTCAATAAACTTGCTATTAGCAACAGACCAGTTCTTTACGTTATCTGTTTTGTTAATAAAGATTTTGTATTCTTTATTATTACGTGGCGCAAGAAATGCTGACTTGCCTGGGTTCTTGCCTACAAATGTAGCAAGGGCTAACTCCCATGCATTGCCAGCATTAGTGCCTTCGTTCTTAAGGATACCGTTATACAGGTCCCAGAACTGAGCATTGGGACTCATTATTCCTGCTTGCTTTAAATAATCAGGAAGAGTTGCAGTCTCGCGTAGCGAAGGCTGACCAGGAGAAATCTGACCTAAGAAATTACGGAAGCCAACAATTGTATTTGTAGCAATTCGTAGATTCTTTAAGTATAAAGATTGTGCTCTAACATATTCGTCTTCACGACCAATGTAATCCTTTTGACGTGGAGCACCATTGCCAAATGCTTCTAAGTATGAGATAGCCTGTAGCCCAGCGCTAACCTTTTGACGGTCTTTTTCTGACGGGGTAAGAGTATTCCAAATACCTTGGAAAAACATAGGTGTTATTGCTCTTTGCAAGTCAAGACTTGCACCAATGTTACCTAATGCAATTGTATCAATTGCATCTGCTGCTGCAGATGTAGCAGGTTTAATTGATTCTTTAATTGATGAAGGTACAAATGGCAAGTCACGTAACAAGTTCTTAACCGCAAGCATAGATACCGCTGCAACTGGACCAGATAGAGTTGGCTGTCCAGCATCAGGTGAAAATGACGGGTTAATTAAACGTAACTTTAATGCAAGGTCATTAAATTGCGGAACTTGAAAATTATTATTGCCAGTAAATGTACGAATTACTGGTTCAACTACGTTGTTAATAATACCGTCTGTTGGAAACACAATGTACTGGTCGCCCTTGTTGTCTGTGTAAACTTCACCATTGGCTTCTAAGCCTTGATGAATCAAACGCATACGGTAAAGCGTGCGCAATGGAGCCTTTGTGTAAAGGCGCCATACACGGCGGTAAAAATCTTCAGTTGCGCGATAAAATCGTCCTACCGAACGCACAGATACAGCCAAGTTAGAGCGTACTGACGGATTATCTACATACTTAAGTAAAGTATTTGTAGCATCAGTCCATGCTAATTCAACAACTTGCTTTTCAGCCAACTCTTCAGCCTGTGCTTTAGCACGGGCTACAGTAGAAGGGCTACGATTAGGTGTATTTGCTAGAAAATTATCAAAATGGTCTTTAGCAATGTTAGCCTGGAATGGCTTAAGTTCTTTTAGGTTACGGTCTAATGTAATCCAAAGCATTTTTTGACGATACAAACCAGTTACCTGTGCATCCATAACGTCCATTGCCCAGTTTTGATAACGTTCTAAGAAACCATCTATGCCACTAAACTCTTCAAATGCCTTAGCATCAAACTGTCCGTCAGCAATGTTGACTAAACGTGTGTTAACTTCACCAGATGTAGGTATCATGCCAAGAGTTGCTTCTTCAAACTCTTTAAAGTCTGTTACTTCAACAGCCTTAGACCATGTATCAAACGGAGTTTGATTTTTAGCCTGTGCTTCTTTAAGAATTTCAGAACGTTTAGCGCTAACAAGGTTAAACAATGTATCATTAAATCCATTAGTTGTGCCATGGAATGTTACCTTCATGTCTAACAACATATTTGTAATAATCGCATCTGCAATATCAATGTCAGACATGCCTAGTCCACGATAATAAGCAGTAATACCGTAAGGAGAAACAAAGTTAGTTGCTAATTCAGTGCTTTTGCGCGGGACAAACAAACCTGTTGTTTCATCATAACGAATATCTAACTGCTCTAACATACCTTTTCTAGCAGCAGTTAAATCTTCAGCATTACGCAATCCGTTATTAGCAAAGAAAAAAGGCGTAGGGCTTACAAAAACCCCTGGTGCTACTCTCTGACCATTAAAGCCAAAGCGCATCATCCAGTTATCATAGAACGCCATAGCGCGTTCCTTGTCTTTCATCTTACTCAACTCACGAGGAGTGTATATTTTAGACTTCTTAAGTCCCATTTCTTGAAAAAATCTATCCCAAGAATTACCAGTAAACATAGAATCTATATAATCAACATCAACCTTGCCAGACATGCTTGCCTTTGCGCCAAGAGATTGAGCAACAGAATCAAGCATTTGCGGGTTGTGCTTCATAACTAAACGCAGTGATTCCCAAGTGCTGGCAGGCAATGTTCTGCCATAAAAAGAAATTGCACGTTCTACAGTACTGTTCATAATCTCAGCATGTAGCACATTGCCAACAGGACTATCTCCTGCTAGGTCTTCAATAATCTTACGGCGTGCTTCTGCTGGAATCTTCTTACGTGGGTCTAAGTGTGGAAACAATTTATAAATACCACGCTTATACATACCAATACCAGAACTTGAACCAGTAACGGCAGTAGCAGCCTTAATCTGTGCACCAGTTGAATTAACTGGCGCTGTTGCTAGTTTCATTAAATCATCTAACGGCATAGTCATATAACCAAATACCGCTTCGTCAATAGCGCTTCGCACTCCTAGTCTTGGGAAAAGAGTGTAGGTAGACCAGAAATTTGTAACCTTACGTACTGCTATGTTACGAGTAACACCGCCAAGGTTTTCCATAAAGTTTATTTTGTCTGCAAACTTATCCATTGCAGCATATTCAAATGCCATGTCAAAATTAATTGGAGCAATGCCATCTGCAATTTGAGCAGGATGAATAATTCCACGGCTAGTTAAAATAGGGACATCGTTATCATACTTGTAAATAGCACGAGGCAAATCAACTTCCCAGCCCTGTGGAACTTCAACGCGAGCAAGGCTTGTCATACCAGCCTTTTCGTTAAATGTTGAATTTAACAATTCGGTAATGTGCGCATCACCGCTTCTTTGTCCGCCCATTCCAATCTTTTTGTAAAATGCTGCATAAAGATTGCGAATCATTGTGACTTGATATTCAACTGTTTCGTCTACAAAATGCTCAGCCATAACATCTGCCCAATGGCGTGGGAAACCTACAACATGCAAAAGGTTGCGAACTTCGTCAATAGTTTCAATAGCCTTTGGTCCATAAAGAATGCGACCAGGAGAGCGTGACGCCATACGGCGAGCACGCGCTATTGTTGTGTTCATGTCTTTGTTAAGACGATTAACTTCATCAAGCAAAGGAGACAATAAACTATCATCTTTGTCTGCTGTTAACTTTAACTTGTCAACTGCTTCTTTTGCAGATACGTCAAGTGTTTTAATATCATCGCCAGTTAAGTCGCCAAACAAACGCTTTTGAATATCTTGTTGTACTACTGTAGCCAACTTGCGACCACGGCGAGCAACAGGGATTCCATTGCGGTAAAAATCAGTACCGTCTACACGTAGACCAAGTAAGTACTTTCCATTTTCTGCTGTTTGAAAAAACCTTTGTGCAGTAGGTGCGTTAAACGCACCAGCATTTGCTAGTTCTCTAACTACGCTTTCATTAGCCCATTCAGGAAACTCTTCACGAATAGCACGGTAAACTAATCCCTTTTCGGCTTTTGTCTTTGCTTCAGCAAATCGTTGTACAACTGGACCAAGTTCTTCATCCCATAGTTTCACAACATCTGGTTGTTCAAATACAAAACGTGTGGCTTCTTTAATACCCATGTCGCCACCACGTTCAGCAATAAACATATACTGTTGCGCTAGACGCTCACCACGATTTCTAAAACCAGCAAACTGTAAAGCCTCAAGTGCGCCAACTTTTATGCCACCAACACCTTTTGTGTAAGTTTTAATAACTGGACCAACACCAATATAAGTTAATGGGTCTCCTGGATTTAATATTTGATAAATACCGTCAACTGGACCAGAAGTAAGTTTTCTAGCCTTTGCTTCACCTTCAGGTGTTGACAAATCAATACCCAACATTTTAACAACTTTTTCAGCCCAACTATTTGGGTTGCCACCTACATTAGTTGCAGATTGTGCTAGATTTCTACCAGGGCTAAGTTGAGCACCTTGTTTAACTTCTTCAAGAAGTTTAGAAAACTTAGTAGGTTCATTTGCTTGAAATTCTAATGCAGCAAGCATTGCTTCATCAATGCCTTTACCATACATGTCAATAGATTCACCAGGAGTTTTAAACTCTAATGAACCACGCGCAAGGGTAACTAGGGCTTCGCCGTATTTCTTTTCATACGCAGCAACATCTTCCCAGCGCCATTGATTCTTTCCATTGTAAGCATCAGTTAAAACTTTTTTAGTAAATGGCTTATCTTGGTAACGTGTTTGTTGATACACATTTCCAAGAGTATTAGCAGTTCTATCAAGAACTTCTGCTGCTTTAAATCCTAAAATAATTGGGCTAAAAAGACCTTTTACGGCACCAGTAATTTTATTGGTTGCAAATTGGGTGGCTTTGCCTAGCAAGTTTTGCTCTGCTTCAAAACGCTTTTGGTTAGGGTGAAGCGTGCGAATATTTTGCTGCACAATTGGGTCTAGTTCAAGAAACTCTTTACGAGCCTTTTCTTCGCTAATCTTAAGGAGTTTATTTGCTCTAACATAAGTTTGAGACATTTGCTCAATCATGTTGCGCTTGTCTGGTGGTAACTGTGATTTAGTTACAGCATCTGCAAAGCCAGGGCTAACCTTAAGTACGGATGGGTCTAAAGGTACTTGAGCCACTTAGTACCCGCTATCTTCTAGCATTCGATAAATTAACTCGGTGTCTCCACTACGGTCATTTTGAGCAACTTCTTTTAATACTGTAAAAATATCTGGTTGCATGTTAGGAAGGTTTAAACCATCTGGACCATCACCAAATGGAATACCAAATGTCATACCTTCAGATTCACGCTCAGTAGGAGCGCTTAGTGGTGTAATCTTTGGCATTGCAGTTGTAGGAAAGGGGTTGCCAGCCATTGCTGCTTCGCCTTGCATGCGATTAGTTTCACCAGTTTTGCCATAACCTAAGCCTGTGTATTGCTGCTGTGGTTGTGTCATTCCATCAATGGCTCCGCCATCGGTACGCTTTGATAACATTCCTGGTCCTGACACTGGTGCTGGATTGTTAGGTTGACGGTATCCGCCTCTTGGCATTATTCGTCCTCCTCTTCAATATGGTCTATAATATCTTTTGGGCTTACGCCATTAACCCAATCAGGGTATGAATCTTTATTTGTTAATAACCAATACGCCATGTCTTCATTAAAACCAGCACGCTTTAAAGAGCGATAGTATTCATTAAGCCAAATGCAATATTGGTCTAACTTTGAGTAACCTTCATCAGCAACTGTTTGTACTTTTCTCTTACGAGGTGTTGCCATGATTTACTCCTTAAATTGCTCGTTCTCTTGTAGTACGTGCTACTGCACGTCCTGCACCTTCACCTGATAACGTACTAAGAATTGATTGTAAGTCTGGTCTTCCCTGTGGCGCTGGAGCGCCTCCTGCTGGAGCGGAACCAGGAGCAGCGGGGACAGGTTGCTCAGACTGTGCCTCTGCACCAGCAGGAGGATTCTCAGGTTTAAACACTTCCTCAATAGCATCTTCAATAGACTTGCCAGCCTTACGTGCCTTAATCACTTCTGACATTTGGCGTACTAGTGCTGATGGGTCTTGTCCCTGCATAGCCATTTGAGGAATTGCTTGTGCCATAGATGCTAATGAACCAACCAATGCGTCACGCATCTTTTCAATTTCAATTTTCTCTTGTTCAAGAGTCACGTTGACGCCGAATGGTAGTTCACGCATAGCCATGTCCTTGGAGATAAGTCCCCCTCCAAGTGCCTGCAACATAAAGATAAGTCCCTGTGCTGGATTTAATCCAGCCAACATGCCGTATCTTACATCTGCAGAATAATCTTTCTTAATATCCTTTGTAGGAATATATGTTAAAGCAAACGGTGAACCAGCATCAATACCACGAATTGTTTTTTCTTCGTTAAATAATGCTTCATCTACTTCAAAGCAAAGCGCAATAACATCGCGTAGTGCTGCTGAGAAGATAGCCTGTGCTGATTTAACCTGTGTATCAAATGCACCAAGTAGAGCCTGTACACCCTGTCCAGTAACAATTGAAGCATCAATGTTACCCGTACGAGATTCAGGGTAACGCGCTCCAACGCGCAGTTCTTGGTTAAGTACCTGCTGTGTTGTAAATGCACCCTGTGGGAGTGTAAGTTCAACGCGGCGTACACCTGCTGGGTTTGCTGTACGAATAACAGCGTCTCCACCAAGTTGTAGTTCTTGTACATCCTGTGGCAAAACAATTGGTGCTTGTACTGACTTCTCTGCTGCTTCCATTGCAAGTAATGCAAAACGGTTGCGAAGTAACTGAATACCAAGTACATCATCAAACTGCCCGCGCAATTCACCATCTGGTGAAGGGCGGCGTGCAATGATTACGTTCATCTTCTTCATAGGATTAGATGCATGCGACAATAACATATTGTTGCGTGATGGTAGATAAAGAACTGTTTGGTCTTTATCGTAATAACGAATCATTTCAATCATGCCGTTAAGGTCTTGTTTGTACCCATCTCTACCAAGTAGTGCGCTTTGATGTTCTGGAAACATCGCAACTAACTCACCTAGTGTCATTGAGTATCTCTTAGCAAAGGCAACGCAACGTCCGTAGCGGTCAAACTCTGGGTAAGCGCCCACTGGGTTTTCTAGTCGGATACGTGGCAACTTTGCTT